TCCGTCGATTGTATTGGTTGGGTGGGATATGTTAATTGCCATAATAATATTTAGCCAAAATAAAAAAGGACCCCGAAGAGTCCTTTTTATTACGAAATAATTCTTTCGAATTACATGTACTTAACGTCACCAATAGCAATTTTACCTAGGTAGTCGGCAGCATTACCAAGAGATGATGCTGTGTTTGTTAACTCAACATAACCATAACGTGTCATGAAGCTAACTACTGGTTCCATTGTTGATGGATCTAATACAACACCAGAACTCATCAATGGAATGTATGGGCAATAGAATGCGGCAGCGTCCATTTCGTTAGGGCCTTTATAACCAACTAACAATGGAGCAGTAGCTGAAGCATAGCTGTTGACGTAAACTTTAACAGAACTGTTCAATGTACCAGCAAACTTTGTGTTTGTTGGAGCTTCGAATGTACCTTCTGTTGTACGTGCAAATGCACTTGTAGTAGCACTTTGTAGAATTGTTAAAGCTGTTGGGCTAACAACTACGAAGTTACCAGCACCACGACGTGTACGCTGAGCAATACGGTTAGCAACATCATTGATCATGATTGCCAATACAGCGTGTTGGTCACCAACATAAGTAGCAGTACCAGTGAATGAACCACTAGTTTGATCAAACGTGTGTGTAGCTGTTCCAGCCAATGTTGCTAGACTTGCTAACAATTCTTGGTCAATTTCAGCTGTGATTTCTTGAGCCAAAGCAGCCATAATTTCTGCTTCAACATCCAAACCGTGCATTGCTTGTGCATCTTGCGCGGCTTCGAATGTCCAACGAGCAGACATCTTACGTGTTTTAGCTTCAACAGTTTGCTTCAATACTTGAATGCTTAACTTGTTACCTGGTGTACCTTCTAAAGTACTTGTAGCTTCTGCTTTACCAGAACTAGCACCAGAGTATGCTGTAGCGATATCGAATGGGCTTAGTGCTTCAGAACCAGCAGTTGCGCCATTAGCTGTTTGAGCATAACGTACACGCAATGTATGGATCTGTCCAACTGGACCAGTCATAGGTTGAACACCAACGATTTCGTTAGCGATAACGGTTGGCATAACACGACGGATAACAGGCAAAATTACCTTGTTTAACACAGCCACGTTACCAGCTTGTGTGGCACCTGCGCTAGCAGATTCCATGATGTTTTTCTTTGTGTTTTCTAACACGGTTTCCATAACGGCTTTTTTATTGCCATTTAAGCCTTCTAGTAGAACGTCTTTTGTTGCAGTCCAGTTCTGGGCTTCGAAAAGTTTTTCAGACATGATAGTCTCCTTAAATTTTTCCAATTCCGGCGAGCTTACGTAGTGATATAATATCTGCGCCTGCAGATTCTTCACTAGAAGTTTTGTTGCCAGTCATCGCAGTCGTCTGCGATGTGGCGCTCTCACTAATTACAGTTTTTGCTTTTGTAGCAGAGGCTGTTTCGTTAAGAACGGCTGGTAGATACTTGTTATATGACTCACGTAAAGATTCTGTAGATGTTGTTTTTAGCAAATCTTCCATAATGCCACGTTTTTCTTTACCAAGTGGTGCTACCAATTCTTGCATAATAGATTGGCGTTTTACTGCGTCTTCTGCAATGCGAATTTTCTTTTGTGCTTGTGTTAGTTCAGCATCTTTAGCTGTAACAGTTTTAGCTGTTTCATCTAAACGTGCAGTCAAAGTAGCGATTTGATCACCTAACTTCTTGACCTGTGTACCATCGGCAAAACCGCTGGCCATGAACTCACCTGCAAATGCTTCCATGATCTTACGACCGAAAGCGTTTTCACGACTAATTTGAATGTCTTCACGTAATTGAGTGATCTCGCTACGTAGACTTTCGCTTAGTAATTTTTCAGCTTTTGTAGCTGCTTCTTTGATGAATTTAACTTTAGCTTCAGCGATAACTTTTTTACCTTCTGTTACTAAGTTGACTCTAGCTTGCACTAGTTTGTCTTCATCTTCTTTTAGTTCTTTTAGCTCTGAGCTCAACTTACGCAAAGCAAATTCTTCTAATTTCTCGAAGTTTACTTTTTGTGTGTTACGATCTTCTCTGAGTTCTTTGATCTCTTTAGCCATCTGTTCCATGACAAACTTGTTTAACATTTGGGCATGTTCACGAATTTGCTTTTTGTATGCAACTTTTGCTTCAACAACTTCACGCTTGTCTACAGCGAATTCTGCGATTTCTCTGCGAATTGCTTCTGTAATCATTTTGTCAGCGGCTTCAACGATTAGACCTTTGTCAGATTCGTATCTCTGACTAAATTCTTCACGTAGATTTGATTCCACTTCTTCATGTAGTTGCTTAACTTTAGAGTCCCAAGCTTCTTGTAGTTGGCTTGTTACTTCCTCAGATAAAACCTCAGCGCCGAATAGTTCTTTTAATGTGCTCATCTTGTTCCCCTTACTTGTTCAAGTTGGTGATGAACCTAAGAACCTCTTCCTGGAGGTATCTTTGCGCTCTTGCATCATGTCTTACTGCACTTGCAACGTCCATTAAGGCGTGGCGTCTACGATCGTGCATTACACGCTCATATATTGCTTTGGGATATGCTGCCGGAGCACTAGGTTGTGCCACGATGTCTACCGTGACAATTTCAAAATCAGTAACGCCACCAGATTCGTTGACGTTACCTGATCCTCTGCTACTCACGCCAAGTTTAACACCAGACTCTAAAAGAGTTTTTACAATGTTACCCATTGGGGTTGGTAGAATTTTTAGCTTACCTATACCGTTGTTTTCAGTCATGTACATGTTTGTAATCATGTGACTGACACGGTCTAAGTTAACTTGCAGGTCATCTGGGTGATCGGCTTCGCCTAACACACTATAACCATTTTTAATTTTTTCAGCAATGTTACTACATGCCTTAGCGATTTCATTTACGGGGTAAACTCTTTGGTTTTGATTTTTAACACCGCCTTGGATGAAAA